ACTCGTATGTATATCTATATTTTCTTCTGGATATGCGACACGTACTGCGTCTTTCACACATTCTAAATTCATCTTGTGGTTATCTTTTGCTGTATCTATATTGTGATGTATTGCTCTTACTAGATAGCGACCACTCATATACGGATCAAAATCTGATGGATTATCTTTCTTTACTGGTTCATAACTAGGTACTTCAAAACTGCATAAATCACCTACTGATATACCTGTGAAACCCTTACAATCTAAACTAATAACTTGACTCTTAAATGATAGTTTCTGTGCCATATTAGCAGGATATATTCTTTCACCATCTGGTCCATCATAATTGTTTTGTATCTTTTCTGTTGTAGATATTAAGTTCAATCGTCCTTCAGGTTTATCTGAAATCATTTTATTTTCTTTAAAGTTAAACAATGGCAACTGCGATTTACTATCTGTCTTACCACCTGATCCATCGTGTTCAGTATGAAATATAGTAGGAAAGTATGTGTTATAGTCAAAATCTATCTCACTAAAAGTTTTATTATATAGGTCGTGGGTAACCGTTTTACTAGCATATACACCGTTAGATAAATTCTTTAATGTATCAAATTGATCTTTAATAGTATATCCATCAACGGTCTGCATTTCTTTAATTACATCTGCTTCACCTGTTCCTTGTTTTACATTTCTAGGTTTCATTTGAAACTTTGCCACTACTGGTCTTGCAACACCACCTATTGCTAACATATTTTCTAAACTTCTAAATCTAAAACCTGTGCTGTCTTCGTAAAATAACATACCACTTGAATTGTATTTTAGTGGTTCTGATATTGATGATAAACTAGCAATTGCTTTTAATGGTTTAATTCTAGGCATAACAAACTTATGTAAACCTTTTGTTTCTTCTACAATCAAATTCTTTTTACTTTCTAAATCACTTCTCATCATATCAACGACCATTGTATCAATAGGACCTTCATAAGTTTTATTAACTCTTATCATTTCATTGTCTATCATTTCTCTACTGCAAAAATGTAGTACATATATTTGTGATCTAGGTGTCAAAGGTAATCTATTACTGATTTTATAGATAAACATAGGGTGACCTGTTTCACTACTGAAATCGTAACCTCTACTCGTGCCTGGCGTATATAACTTAAATTCTATGCGTTCATAACCTGTCAAAGGTAAATGTGATATAACAGATTGACCGTCTGCGACTACTACACTTCCTGATAGACCTGCGCCATCAAGTGATTCGTATAAATCTATTTCTAATACTTGTGATCTGATTGAGATTGATTTAGCGTTCTTATTAGAACCATCTGCTGATTGATATGATACTAGGGTAATATCATCTAGTAAAAATCTACCTGCTCTTGTAAGTTTACTTGTATCTATTTGTGAGTACATAATTATTCATTCATTAATCTTTCAAATTCTTCAATTATTGCTGGCAAGAAAGATGGAGATATTAATTTTATTCTACTGATTCTATCTTGTTCTCTTTGTTCATATTCTCTATTTGAAACTGCTTGTGCGCCTGGGTCTGTACTATTACATTCTATCAAGTGTGAGTAATCAATAGAGGTTTGTGGTCCACTTGATTGTACTTTTTCATAATGATGTATTGCGCCAGGGTTATCATATTTGTCATTAATAAATTCCTCAAACGCTGAAAATGATAGTGGCCAACCGTGTAAACCATCGGTTACATCATTTGTAATTAATATAATCCAATGTAGTTCAGGACTACCAAAATGTCTTTCTGCAATAGTTTCAGGTCTCTCACCGTCTGCAACAAAATATTCTGAATAAAGACTTGCCTCATTCTTAATTTTATCTCTTATCTTAATTCTTCTCCATAAATCACTTACCAGTTTGTATTCTTTTGTGCCTGGTATAATATATTGACCTTTAGGAAATCTTGTAAAATACATTAATATCCTTTTGCTATAGTTTCTTTAGTCATAATTTCTGTTTCACCAAATGTCAAGTTCATAGTTATCAATGTAGGAGGAGCACCTCTTTCGTCTGGTGTTAATGTTGATACAACACCTTCAGGAGCATAATCCACATCACATTGTTTTAATACACAACGACTAATTCTAGGTAAGTATGCGTTTTCATTATCTCTATACATATAAGTTATTTGAAATTCTGATGGTACATTAAAGTAACCATTAGCACCACTTTGTTGTTCAGGTAACATATGAAATCTAAACAATTGTAATATCTTGTGTACACTATCTTTTTCTTTTTCATTCTTCGGTGCAAATGTAAACGGAAAAGTAAATTCTCTAAAAGGTACTGATTTAAATATTGATTCTAAATTAGGATTCTTTGCTTGACCTTTAAACTTATTATATAAATCTTTTGAGTTCTCAAAACCAGGTATCAATGAGGCAACACCGAAACCTGCCTCTTTAACTAATTCTTGTACTACTGAAGTTGTACCTTTTGCTGCTGCCTGTAATTTTGCTTTAAAACCTGTATCATTTATTACACCACCCACGCCTTGTGCTACATCACCTGCAAGACCTGTTTCCATTGCCTCATAACTAGCAGATTGATTAAATTTCATTCCTTCAGGTGGCATATACAATATAATACTATCTGAAATATATGTGTGATTTGATCCTAACTTACTAAAGACACCTGAATTAACACCTCTAACTCTATTAGTTTGTTCTATGCCTCGTCTTTTTATATTTTTGATATTTCGTACAGATGTACCTGCTACTTTACCAGCATACCAATTTGTTTCACCAGCAACAAAGTTTTTAGAATTATCTGTTAATAATCCGTTATTAAATGTTTGAGTTTTATATGATGATTCATTGTGCATAAGAACATCAAATATTACATAGTGTCCATCACCCATATTACTTGTTTCTTGTGGGTAATATACCGTTCCATAAGAATAAGGATTTTGTTTTATGTGTGCTGTAGGATTATCGTTACCAATCTCTAACGGAGATTTGTTTAATAGTTTAGCAGCGATCTTTGATGTTTGACCAGAATTAGCAAAATTAGACATAAGTTTATTGCCTATTGCGTTCAAAGCCATAGAGGCAACTTTACCTTTGATTACATTTGCTACTTTTGATGTCCAAGCCATTTTTATATCCTTACTAAATATTGTTATAACTATTTATATGATATGAAGAAGTCTTTTAAAGGAATATATAAACCAACTAATCCTAAAAAATATGTTGGCAACCCAAATAACATAGTGTATCGTTCACTTTTAGAGCGTAAATTTATGGTCTATTGTGATAACAACCCAGGCATAATAAATTGGGCAAGTGAAGAATTACCTATCAGATATTATAATCCTATTGACAAGAAATATCATAGATACTTTCCAGATTTCATACTAAAAACAGACAAGGGTAAAAAAATGTTGATTGAGATTAAACCTTCTCGTCAAACAACTCGTCCTAAACCACCTAAAAAGAAAACTAGATCATATATGCGTGAGAGTTTTGAGTTTATTAAAAATCAGGCAAAGTGGAAAGCAGCAACTAGTTATGCTGAAGATAACGGTGCTGTGTTTAAAATAATTACTGAAAAAGAATTAGGTTAAAATTCGTTAGAACCTGTATTACCTTGTTTTACAAATTTAAATGACTCATCTGGTTCGTGGTGTATGAATCCTGAAATATTAGAAGATTGAGATTGTGCTGTATTTGATGTAGCATTATTTTGTATATTAATAATATTCGGTTTCTCATTTATCATTGCCTCATTCTGTAAAAATTTTAAGGCGTCTGAAGTGTCTGATCCATCTTCCATATTATCTCCTACAACTTGTCTTTTTGATAATAAACTTTTAGGTTCGTTTACAACCTCAACAAGTCTACCATCACTACCTACATATCGTTCACTTGTATTAAAATCTCTTTTTTTAATATTCATATATTCAGGACTATCAGGTTGTATAATTGTGTTTAAACTCTTACTAAAGAAAGGTGCGATAGGATCTTTTGAATCTCTACTAGATAGTTCAGCGTCATTTGATATATCAATATCACCTTCGCCTGCGAGAGTTTGATATTTACCTGTGCCTTCCATAGCGGCTTTTTGTTCTCTTTCCTCTGCTCCGTCATCTAAACCGAAAAACTTACCTACTGGTGAGTTCTTAAACCAATCTACTATATCTTTAAAGAAACCTGTTATGCTATTCCATATATTTTTAAATACTTGACCTATCATATCTATTCTTTCTGCAACAAATTGAAAGGCAGCAATAACAGCAAGTACCTTTAATGCGATCATTATTCTAGCAGTTTTAAATATGTTAGCAATAGATTTAAACATTCTACCTATTGTTTTTAAAGGGGCACCTAGAAAAGTCATAAAACCTGAAAATGCTTTTTTACCTACATTAGCAAATTGACCAAATGCGTCTGCAATAGTATCAGGTATTATCATAAATGCCTCTTTTAATTCAGTAAGTTTACTAAACCCTTGGTCGTTGCCACTAAAACCTGTATCTGCTGTTGTTCCTGTTTTCTTATCTATTTCTTCGTTATCTAATCTTAATTGAGCAATTTCTTCTTCGTTTTTTACTATTTTTTCTTGTGCCTTTGTTCTTGCCTTACTATTTTCCCAAACCTTATTATCTATATCTGCCTGTAATTTCGCTCTATCAGCAACTTTAGACTCAATTAATCTTTCATTTTTAATTTTTTCTTTTTGTGCCTTGAATACATCACGTTGAGTTAATAATCTCACTTCACCATTTTTTATTTCTGCTTTCAAACCCATTTCTCTAAATTTAGTTAGTTTTTCTTCTAACCCCATTTGTTTGCTTGTAAATTTATCAACCGTATCTGCTAATTCTTGGTTATAATCTCTTAAATTAATTCCTAAATCACTAACTAATTTAATTAATTTATTCATTGCTATAGAAAAATTATCAATTGAACCTGATTTTATATCTTCAGTAAGGTCTTTTATCATTTCAGGAACATTACCGACAACTGCTTGTGTAGCAGCCTTCATACCTAGAGCAGTAGAATCTTGTATTGATTTTCCTAGTTTTTCTATCTCTATCTTTACTGCATTTGAATCATTCTTTGATACTTCAAATTCAGTAGATAATTTATCTATTTTCGGTAATGCCATAATTGTTAATCTTTGTTTTTAATCTTTGTTGCTTTGCCGTTTACATATATTGCAAACCACCCAGCACCTGCCCCTACGACTACTGATACTAACCCTGCTTGTGCGTTGTTAGGATTTTCTAATGCCATAAACCAAGTTATAACTTCCATAAATGCCCAACCATAGGCAACCATCATTAATCTTGGTACTGCTCTCCAATTAGAAAGCAATTCAGGTATTTCTATTTCTATAAAATGCCATAGTTGTTTGATTACATATTTGAAACCATTCCAACCACCACTTAAAAATTTATTAATGTTCCACATATTATTTTACCTTTTCTCTTTCCCTTCGTTTTTTCTCGTTATCATCTTTTATATATTGTATCAACAATGACACATATATATCTCTTTCCCACGGTATCATTGCCTCAATCTCCGTTAGTGAATACTTATGATGTTGCATAAGTGCAAAATTTGTTTCAAAGATCGCCTCTAGGCTGTTGTGGGAGAGGCCAATCCGAAAAAATCTTGTAACCCGCTGAAGGTAATCTTACTTTCAACTCCTGTCTTCGGGTTCTTCACTTTTGTTTCGTGTCTTAATTTAGGCATAGTATCAAAGAATTTTCTCATTTTAGCAAATTGTTCTTGTGCTAAGTTCTCAAAAAACTCTTTTAATTCTTCTCTTGTTGACTCACTAGTAGGATAATTCTTTTCACCTTCGTAAATGTAATCAACACAACCTATAATTAAGTTTATAATATCCTCATAATTAAGTGCTTTGACACCTTGTGTATCATATAACACTTTCATATTAGGATATTTCATTACAACACCTAATTTTCTTTTTTCATCTAATAAAACATCATTTGTGTGTGCGTCATCAACTTGCACCTCAACTTTTGATATATCAACCTCCACATCGCCATAGGTTTCTTTATCATCTGGACAAATAATTTTAAATTTAGCAATTTCTCCTACTGATTTTGCCCTAACTTGTAGGAAAATATATTCTACATCAAACGTAGGTAATGTTTCTACATTTAACTTATTAAATGTTACAGCACTCAAAATATTTTTTGTTGCTGATTGCATTTCTTTTTCATCACCTGATTCAAGTGCCATATATAAAACTTTTTCTTCTTTTACTAAAAAAGGTCTATATTCTACCTTTACGTCTGTTGAAGGTAAAGTCAACTCATATCTCGGTGTATCAACTATTGGTAACGCCATTATAACTCCTTATTATATTTAAATATTTAGTGGTGGTATTTTAAATGGTGGAAATACTCTTCCGCCAGTTACTCTACCTAGAGGTACTCGTCTTCTTAAATCGTTGAGTACATCTCTACCTGCCCTTCTCAATTCAGGTGGCAATTTATTTATTAAACTACCAAAAATTCCTCTATTGTTCTTAATTTCAGGTATCCTACCAATAGGACTACCTAATTCTATATTACCTTGTTTATCTATAAAGTAATTAATCCAGTATCTAAATGAAAAATCTACATCTATTGTTTGTACATTATTAGCATCGTGGGAATATTCTATTGCACCTATCTTACTAGGAAAACAATCTATCAATTGTACACCATAAGTTACATCATCACGTTCTTGTCTGCTAGCATATTGTCCTAATTGAAATATGTTTAGGTTAGAAACATAATTTTCATAATAATTTGTGTTAAATGTAGTTGATGTTGACATAGCAGATTTTTGCCATAATTCAAAGTATGATCTTTCTCTCATAAATTTATCAGCGTAAAATGTTGCTGATATACCTGCTGATTTCATATCATAAACTATATTTCTAGCAGGTGCATTGCCGTGTCTAACTTCTTTTGTTGTCATTTCTCTTTCAGGCATACTAATAGAAGAACAAAATGCTCTTACTCGTCTACCATTTGCCTGTTGTATGGCAAGTAAATCTGATTGACTAGGAAATGCTTGTTTCTCTAACGCTGCTGAAGATGTATCTTCAAAACCTTCTGAAAATAAAGCACCATCAGATATACCTTTAGGTAAATTAAACTCAGCATAAAATCTTGCCTTTCTAGCAAAACCTTCTGCCTCATTTACATAAGATTGAAAACGACCTATTGTAGTAGCAGGATTACCACCTTGTCTTCGTTGTAATCTTTTATCGCCTGCTACATCATCTAGCGATCTATCTCGTGGTATTCCGATACGAACATCATAACCACCAATTCTTTTTCCGCCTCTTAATATTGCCATTAGTATGGACTCCCTTTTCTAAATTGTGCCACAGGTAAATAAACTGATAACGCAGCCTTGTCATAATCTATTCGTAAAAAACTTGATCTCACGTGATTGTACAAATATTTTTTAATTGTATTCTTTACCAATGGTAAATTCTTAACCCTATTATAACTTACATCAAAACTATTTCTACTAGTTACTTCTCTACCTCTTGTAGAAAATCTTTGTAATCTTTCTAACAAGGTAAATCTAGCACCAGGTCTTAAATAATGAAAATTAATGCCTGCAAATCCACCTGGTATTCTTTCAATAGGTAATACTAGAGGAAATGTATCATAGTATGGTAATGTCTTTTTATATTTAGGGTCATAAAAGAACATATTTAAACGACCAATACTAGGTCTGCCGTTTAGTCTACCTTGACTCATTAATCTTCTTGCTGATACTCTATCAGCAATTGAAGATACTGCATTCCGATACCAAGCAGATGATTTTCTGACACCTGCTGCTCTATCTACTAATGGGTCTAATATACTAGGCATATGCTATATTTATGCTTAAAAAAGGGCACTTTAGTTACCTAAAGCG